GGGTCACCTGACACTTCGGCTTGTGCTATGATGTCAGCAATAAAGTCTACATCTACATCAGTTACCTCGGTTGCGGGCTTGCCTATTACATCTGCTATAGCATTGATTTCAGTGGCAATGCCTGCAACGCTTTGCTCTGTGCCTTGCAGACCGCTGATTACCTGTTCTAGTGCCTGATCTTGGTCTAGCCCCGTCTCCTGCAGTGCTTCTAACTGCGCATAAATCCCAGTGGCTTCTGTGTCTGCACTGGGTGGCTTGCCGAGCATGTATTTTAAGACGTTAAACTGTGCGTTGGGCAGTGCTTCCTGCAACTTCCCTACAAGGTCTGCCTCGTCATACTGTCCTGCTAGTGGAGGTATATCTTCGGGGCGCACATCAGGTAGTCCAGCCACCTTAAATGCGTTGAGAACCTCTTCTTCGGTAACCTGTCTAGGGTCTACATATTTATCAATGACAGCTTGCTGTTGCTCTTCGCCGAACTGTCCTACAAATTGTTGTATTTCTTCGTCTGTAGGCTCATACCCCAGTGCATCAAAGAAGTTGGTCGCTTCTTCTACACTGACCATGCGTGGATCTACATATTCACCAATGGCTTGTTGCTGTTCAGTCTCGCTTATCTGTGCGATAAACTGATTGATCTCGTCTTGTGAGGGGGTGTAGCCAAGGTCGGTAAAAAACTGAGAGGCTTCGTCTGCAGTAACTGCTAACGGATCATATTCTTTTCTGACATCAGCGACAGCGGACTGTTGATCCATCTGTCCGACATATTGCTGAATCTGCTCGTCAGTAAGAGCGTATCCCTCTAACGCCGCAGCTGCTTTTACTTCTCGTGCATCAAAATATCGTGGGTCTACATAGGCATCAAGCGCGCTGGCTAGACCGGAATCGGGGTTAGCCCCTGTAAAGTCTGTAATCTCGTTCTTTGTAAATTTATACGGAATGTTACTGTTTGTAACATAGTCAAAAGCAGCCTGTTCGGCCTCTCCTATGCTGGTGTAATCTGCATCAAATGCCTGATTTAGTATGTTTGTTTGTATCAGGTTGTTAGTCAGACCAAGGTCATTAAGCTGTTGTGTAACTCCTGCGGCTCCAAGGTCAGGTGCATTGTTTATTACGTCTCGCACGTCAGAGTTAAACGCAATCAGGGCATTTGACAGGAAATCACCTGTTGCTGCACCACCATAGATAGACCCTGAAGTGCTACCGCCGGATATGGCTCCAAGCACAGAGTTGCCTACAACATTGCCGACCACATCACGATCAGGGTTTAGCTGGTAGAGTTGTGACTCTATGTACGCTTGCGGCAGACCCTCCTCAAGAGTCTCCTGCCCAGCTTCTTTTACAACTACATCGAAGGCTTCACTAAAGTTCTTGCCTTTTTTGCCCTTGAATATGGCTTGTTCAAACTTGTTACCACCCACACCCATGGTGCCTATGGTGGTAATAGCTGCAATCGCACCCGCATTTATAGCAATGTCTTTTGCATATTCTTGTGCAGCTGCCAAATCCATGCCTGAATTAAGAGCTTCGTTTAATGCGTCGTCATACGCACCGCCAGCCGTACCGCCAAACGATTCTGAGACGTCGAGGACTGCAGCCGTGCCCAGCGCTCCTCGACGCCCCATCTCTTCTGCAAACCCTTTTCCAGCGTCTTTTAACCCTGCCTTAATGACATTGCCTGTGCCTCCGCTGGCAAGTAAAACGGGTATCTCTTGCAGAACTTCTTTTGCTATGTACTCAGACGCAAACACACCTTTGTCTGTCCAAGCAGCAACACCAATGGCTTTGATCGTGTTCCACGCTTTGTGCGCGGTAGATAACGGAGTGCCGTCTGGGTTGGTTAGTAGATTACCATCCTCGTCAAAATTGGCGTTGCTAATAGTATCTTGGATGCGTGCTGCAGCTTCTTGATATTCGGCAGTCTTAAAGTCTCCTGCCAAGGCTATCATATCTTGAGCTACGCGACCTGCTGGTGTGGTCCCCGGATCAATACCTGCAATCAGGACAAGGTTGTTAAAGCTATCTAACAGTTCACCGCCAGCATCAAGCACCACACCTGCTGTATTCTGCCCAAAATCACTATTGGCAATGTTTTTTGCAGTTTCGGTGTTGGCTATGTATGCGGCTACATTTTTGGCAAACTCATACTGCTGCTGCAACCCTGCCACGCCAGCATTTACAGCAGCTTTGACCTCGTCAGGTGTGGCTTCTGCAAGAATGTCTAGGTATGTGCCGGGACTGTCTTCTTTAAGAGTAGAAAGCGGTACATAAATTGGTCCTATATTTTCTACTGGCTTACCATCACTACCTATATCTACATATCTACCTGCCATATCTACAAGAGCAGTTGTGCCTTGTATTGTAGGGTCTGGATGAGGTACTTCTTTTACTATAGTGCCATGCACATTGCTCCATTTTGGCACGTTAAATCGCACGGACACTTCTTCCCAATTTAACAACCCTTCAGCGTTGGTGGCTACCACCGCGTTGCCTGTAAGAATGTCCTCGGTAGTAACACCTTCACTTTTTGTTATTGTCGGTAGGTTTTTTTGTCCTTTTAATACAGAATTTGTAATTTCAACTTTTTGATCGTCTGGTAATTCATCATAACTAGATACTTCATACGCATTTAAAAGATTTTGAAGTTGTTCTGGTGGCAACAGTTCAGGATTTTCAGCTGCATTTTTGCCGATACTGTCCCTGAACGTAGTAGCAACAAGCGGAGAACCGTTTTTAATATCACGCAACGATTGCAAGTCACCATTGCCGTATGCCAACGTTTGTTCGCGTAAAGATTTAATTTGGTCAGATGTAAGGTTTGAAAGACTTAACCCAAGAGCTTCAAGCGTGCCTTGCATAGATGACACTAAAGCATTGTTAAGCTCTTTATTGTATTGTGCCTGACTTACAGGCAGATTTTCGTCTTTACCTGTGGTTAGCCAGTGATAGCGTGCATCGTCGTCGCTTATATCTCCAAGATTATTGACTGCCTTGTATTCTGCAGCGTTGAACTCGTCACCAGTCATTGCTCGCACAAGAGTGTTTTGCACGGCATTAGCGACAGGAACTAACTCGTCATCCAGCTGGTCGCCTGTAGATACAAGATCGTTCTTCTGAGTGTCGTACTGCGTTGTAAGAGCAGCAATGTCATCAGCTTTTCTGTCCAGTTGAATTTTTAACGCGTTGGTATCAGGTTTGAACCTGTTCTCGTAGTAGGTATCTACTTCATTGGAATACGCGTTAAAGTCATTGACCGCGTTGTTGTAGTTGTCCAACGCGGCTTGGTATGCTGGCCTATCAGCAGCAGTGTCTAATCTGGTGTTTTTTAATATTTCTCTTAGTCGATTTACTTCTGCAAGTTTGCCGTCACGAATACCAATCCTACGGTCAAGCTCTGCCACATAACTATTATAGCTTTGAGCTATTTTTGTGTAGCTTGCATTCTCTTTGTCTAATTGAGTGGCAGTGGCTTCTACTTTTTGGTAGTCACCCGTGACTTTATCTATTGTATTTTTTACTTCTTTATCAACAATCCTAATAAGCTCTTGTTTGCCATACGCGTTTGCAGACGCATAAAATGTATCTGACACGTCCGCACCGCTAAACGTGGCATTGACTACGTTCTGAGTCGTGGTTGTCAGGGCGGCTAGATATCGTTGATCGGCGGGATCATTAGGATCAAAGTCCCCTGTGGTTAGATATTCTTGAACCAGCTCTTTGGTAATTTTTCCTTTGGTCACCGCGCCCATAATTAGGTCGCCAGTAATCTCTTTGCCGGTCAGTGCCGCTTCTAGTGAATCTGCTAATACATTCTTTACGGTTGGGTATTCTTCAAGAAAACTCTTTGCATCATCTATTACACCGATACCCGTATCGCCTGTACTCGTGCCTGTGCCAGTGTCACCCGTACCCGTACCCGTACCCGTACCATCGTCTATGGCGGCAGTTACCTTTTCATCAATGTAACCAAGGCCAGCCTCTATACTGGCTTTTAGTCCACCTGTGAGAAAGGCTTTGACTGGATCTTGCCCAAGCACAACCGCAGATGCAGCCTGACCTGAAGCCGTGCCAAGGATCGTAGCCGCAGTTTCTCCCGTGCCTGCAGCCACAGCAGCCTCACCTGCATATTTACCTGCATATGTACCCGCTTGTTGTGCTACGTATGCTTTAGCAGAGGCTTCAAGAATATCACCAATATCGCCACCATTTTGTGCGACATCCACACCTTCAATTATAGGTATGGCCCACGCATTACCTGTGGCGTACGCCGCTACTGTGGCTATGGCTTTTACCGGGTCATCTTCAACAGCATCTATAACGTCATCAACGGCATCAACTACAGGCTCGACCAGCTCATCTACAACCCAATCGCCAACATCACTTATGGTGTCACCAACCCAGTCGATCGCGTCCTCTACGACATCTACTACATCATCTATTACGTCGCCCATTACGCCATACCCTGCAGAGGGTCTTCACCCAGCTTTATAAACAATGCGTACTTACCGTTTTTTAACTTGCCGACGTACAATTCAGTGTCTGTGCGAGTTAGTTTTCTTTGGAGCATTTTTACTGCGGACAAAAGATTCTCGTCAGAAAATGTCGCAGAAAAATGTGTAATTCCTTTGTCTTGTAGATACGCGCCATACTTGATTATGTTTTTTATGTAGTTTCTAGCTGTATCTACATTCAAAGGACGGCCAGTCATCTTGTTCTTGTTTTTGCCCTTGCCCGTGTGAGATACAAACACCGTATTTCCGAACTGTGCTATATCCACAGTCGGCATGCCACCCTCGCGAACCAATGCAAGCATAGCAGTTTTAGCGGGCACAGTGTTTCCCACACCGCTCCGCTCCATGTTGTCCAACGCCATAATCATGACGGTGTGCATGTCTAACTCTTGTTTTGTGCTGTCTACAGTTGTCACTAACTGATCTCCAACACACTGGCAGTAACGTGTAATCTGTTTGCTGTTGCAGCGGTTACCTTCAGCGCCTCGCCAGTTTGCACAACAAGCGGAGCTGTCAATAGTTCTACTGTAGCATTTGCACTAACAGCTTTAGTTTTAAACAGACTAAACACGTTGCTGGAAGCATCTGTAATTGTAAGAGTTATAGTGTCAGCGTTGCCAGAATCTTCGGACACTAGGATAGACTTTACAATGCCAGTGGTCAGCGCAGGCGCGGTATACAGCGTGGTTGCGCTTGTGTCCGTTAAATCTTTTTTTGCATTCACATATACGTTTGGCATTAGCTTAAAAACCACCCAACAGCTTCGGCTCTATCAGATATAGTCGCATTCCGTATGGCTGTATCTACTTGCGTAAAGTACAGCCGCAGCACATTGTTGAACTGCTCAAAATCCTGTTGGTTATATTCTTCAGGTGGGTACGGGAGTGCAGGAACACGAAATATGACCCCATATCTAGTATTCTCTATGGCCATTATCGTCTCCCATCTGGACGCATGTCTATTCTAGGGGAGCCAAACTGCCAAGTAACATCCAAAGCTGTAGACTCTACACGCATGGACATTTGCCTGCCGCGCACACGTATGTCTATCTGATCCGTATACACTTCAACAGGAGAAGACGCACTGCGTGTGACAGTGGCGTTATTAACACCTCCTGTGGAAGCAGGAGAGGTAATCCCAGCCCCAGAATTTGCTAGAGGCTTCAAGGTCATTGTAGCCACAGGGTTAGTTGCCGTGGATCCATCAAACGATATGTCAGGTATAACACGGTTTACTAGCGAAAATTTGTGCCCATCATCTAGGTCAAATTCTGCAGATTCCACAAATGCGGTAATTGCAGTTTCTGTGGCAGTTTCATTATCGTTTATACCGTCTTCGTGGTTAACTAGGTTGTTACTGTATGTTGCTGCTAACGGGTTATCACGTAACCCAGAATCAAGCCACGCGGTGCGAGCTAGAGTGCCGTAATACCAGATATTCTCCATGTAATTGTATATGACGTAACGGTCTATGTTGTTTGAGTTTGTGGAGCAATAGAACCACCATATTTCATGAAACGATTCATTAGTGCCAGCGAACACTTGTTCGTACTGCTGTGTATTGAAGTCATTAAAGACGTATTTACGCACATCGCACTTCAACGGTTGTGAACGACCGTCATACTTGTAGAACTTGTCAGTGCCCATCCAGTAAGCAATACCATTAGCGTAGGCCACAGATTTTTGCCCAGCAATTGATATGTTTTCACCAACAAGTGATGCTGCCCAGACTGCGGGCGCGCCCACATACTGCAAAGAGTACAAAGAGGAATCCGTGAAGACCAAGACCTCTTGTCTAGCCTGAGAAGCAGATACTATCTTGGTGCCACGAGACAGACGCAAGCTGCCTGCTTGGTTGGTGGCTGAAGGCGTCCAGTTAACAGCATCTTCTTGATCGGACCAACGGATCAGTGTGGGGTCTACCGTTGTGGTGCCAATGGCGTTGGTGCCAAAACAGAACAGGAATCTACTAATATCCGACACAAGCAACAGGTTTTGCACTACAGGGACATCTGATGCACCACTTAATGACGACAGCTCTACGGCCCTAGTAGATAGTGAGGTGCTGGTTCCAGAATCCCATATGTACAACCTACCGCCACTCGGCCCAAAGATAAGATCTTCACCAAAGTTAGATTGATTCCATATACGAACAGGGTTTACTGAAGACTGTCCAACACCCCAACTAGCACCACCCCAAGAACCTGCGCCCCAGCCTGTGATTGGCGTAGCAAACGCCGTGCCTACATTAACTTGATATGCCGCAGATACGGTCCCGCCACCTGTTGCACTGGAGCTGGCTGCAGAGTCTATAGTTATGTTGTATGAGGTGCTGCTAACGATGTCGATTTGAAACTCACCGTCGATAGTTACACCACCTACGGCACTAGCGTTACTAAATGTAACAAAGTCTTCGTCAATAAATCCCCCGTTAGCGTCAGTCACTAACACAGTGGTTGACCCAGAAGTCGTAGTAAATGGGTTTGTTAGAGACACAGTGGCACGAAGAGGCGTCACGTCGTTGTACCCGCCCCCTTGTTCAATATAAAACTTGAGGTGGGAGCCTACGCCAATGTAGTTAGCGCCTGCCAGATTTACCCAGTTATGCAGAGATCTAGCCACGCCTAAATAGGTAGATGCGGATATTCTGCGCCACCCACCTATCTTTTCAGGTGTGCCTTGTCGGAATCTGATCTTATCACCGTCATACCAGCCACCTTCGTTGGTGTATCTAGTGCCTTCACGATTAACACCAGCTTTTAGAAGCACCTTTTGTAGTGGCATGACTTATTCCTCACTAGATAACGCTCTCATCCTGTCTACTAACCTTCTAGCACGATTTGGCACCTGAGTATACCATCTGGAATCAACCATCTCGTCTGCGGCCTTATTCCAATCTCGTGCGTCTACGCCAGCTTTCATACCCTTAAACTTGGAAAGACGCGGTCTGCCCATATTAAACATCATGTTCGCGATTATATGCTGACAATCCTCGGGTAGATCATCAAAGTCTGGATATAAGACTTTGCACTCGTCTAATGTCACGGCAACATCAAGATGAAATACCTGTTTGACACGCTCTTGTTCAACGGTTGTACCGACGGGCTTTCCGTATTCTGGGTCGTCCTCGACCACGAGATGCCCAATACCGAAAGTAGGTAGGCCAAGATGGTCCAAATATATTTCATACTTGCACCCCTCATCTTCTGCTAACTCTTCACGAAGTCTATCTTTGTTCATTTTGTAAGCCCTTTGACCTTTTCTACTGTCCTGAGACCGCCAAGGCCAAGCATGCCAAGCAAAACAGTCATCAGGCTATCCATATCAAACATGGGCAGGTCTGGCGCTTCCATGCCAGCGTATGCGAAACCAAACATGGTTACTGGCGCGAGAACGAAGTGCCATATCATAGCTGTTGCCAGTCCCCACCCAAGAAACGGACGCCAACCAGCAACAAATATAGACCTATGTTGCGCCTCTGCCTTGTTGATCTCTATCTGACCCATGTTGGCTTCGTGCATCTGCTTCTCGGCCATGGTCGCTATTTCGTGAGCCAGTTTTGCTTTCTGGTCCTTGTCCTCTATGAACTTGTCCAGAAGTCCCGTCACGGGTCCAATCAGTGCTTGCAACATTCTGCCTTCTCCTGTTCGCTGCTGCCTGCATTGCAGTAGTTCTTTGGTGCATACTCCACATCATCAATACAACTCCAAATCTTTACTGACTCTGACAGGCTTACAATAAGCTGTTACTCTGTGTTCTTCGGGCACAGAACTATAGGATCTGTAGTTCCCGTATCGTTTTGTTACTTCCGACGCAAAGAAATTACACTCTGTTACAGAACGAAAGTACATATCATTGCTTTGTACCTTACCACCTATCACCACAATTAACAAAAAGGCATGTATCATAATTACTCGCTCTTGTGTTCATGCCCCATCCATATCCCAAAAACTCCAGTCATCACTCCCATTACAACCGACACAAACGCGCTCTGACTAGCAGTTGGCGCGTCTAAAGACATGAACCACTCAGCACACCTCCAACTCATGGCGGTGCTGACCAGCATCATAAGGCGCGGTAATATTTTCCATTTTAGAAACTGCTCTACCGTCACCATTACTGGCTCTCCTTAATGGCTTCCAGCACGTCATAGACGTTGGGTGGCGGTGGCTGATCGGGGTTCCACTGACAGAGGTATTCTCTAGGCTTCCATTCGCCGTAGTTGAAGAACAACGTCTCTTGAGTGTTGTGCGCCCCGCGATAAACACAAGCCTCTTGACGCTTGTCGAGCTTGATACATTTGACCAGACGACAGACTGTCATGTCATTCGCCCAGTCGTCAGCTTGTGCGTTATGAGATTTTAACAGAAGAACAAAAGCAGTCAGAGTTGCTATACCTGCACCTATCATTACGATCCACGCAACAATCTCTACAAACTTACGACGCCGCTCTCTTTGTGCATACAGGGTTTCCTGCCTACGTTTACGAATCTGGCCTTCCATTTTGACCAGTTCTTCCCACTTGGATCTACCTAACGTGAGGCTGATCCATTGCTTTAGCTCGTATCTTTGCTGTTCAGCTTTCTGTTTGTTTGCAAACGCGGTAATAGCTTCTTGTTCTACGCTTTGACCGGCAAACAGTTTTTTGAAGATTGGTGGGTTTTTTGCTTCTTTCTCTGCCTGATCCAGATCGGACAAGGCACCCATCCAGCGCGACAAGTCGGACGCCATGGACTCAATGTCCCGTCCGATTGCAAACCCTTTTTTAAGGGCAGAAAAGGCCGCAGAAGCGGTCGCCATTGCGCTGATTGGATCCATAAACCACGTCCTAGTACCCGTTAATAATTATACCTATAAGCAACAAAATAGTCGTACCAGCAGTGCCGATCATAATAGTTTCAATGCGCTTGATACGCAGAATAGTTTCTTTCCATCGTTCAGCGCACACCGCCTCATGAGTGTCAAGTTCAGCTTTGATAGATGCAGCGGTAGGCTTGGCCATCAATCAGCGTCCTTGATGGTCAAGTCACCGGCTGCGACCCGTTTCATTATTTCGTCGTA